GTAGAAGTACAAGAAGCACCAAAGACTATGATGATGCAACGTAAGAGTAGAGTACGTGAAAGAGTAGAAGAAGACGAAGCAGAACTACAACAGATGTTAGAAGAACGTTCTGGTGAAGAAAAAGCTGCAGAAGTACAAGCTAAAGAAGACGCTGTACCAGATACTGCAGAAGAAAGAAGCTACAAAAAACGATACGCTGATCTACGAAGAGGATCACAGAAAGCCAAAGAAGATTTAGAAGAGCGTATTAATAAACTAGAAACACAACTTAAACAAAGCGCACAACAAGAGATGCGTTTACCTAAGTCCGATGAAGACATTGATGCTTGGGCAAATCAATATCCAGATGTAGCTGCTATTGTTGAAACCATTGCTATTAAAAAGGCACGTGAGCAACAGGCTGGTTTAGAGGATAAAGTAAAAGAAATAGATGCTATGCGGGAAACTGCATCACGTGAACGTGCAGAAGTAGAGTTACTAAAGGTACACCCTGACTTTGACGAAATACGTGATAGCGATGACTTTCATAACTGGGCTGAAGAACAACCTAAGTGGGTTCAAGATGCACTATATGAAAATGATAATGATGCAAGGTCTGCATCACGTGCGATTGATCTGTATAAAGCAGACATGAACATATCAACAAAAAAACCTAGCAACGAAAAAGATGCTGCTAAGTCTGTAAATACTCGTAACAGTAGGACTAAACCAGATGCTACATCTAATAATAATAAGATGTCTGAATCAACGGTAAACAAAATGTCCTCTAAAGAGTATGAGAAACATCAAGACGAAATCATGGAAGCTATTCGAGGTGGTAATTTTATTTACGATATTTCGGGTAGCGCACGATAAAAGACTTGACAATACCTGTATAAAGTATATAACTATATACAGTAGGTTTATTGCAGCCCCAATGTTTTGGTTACCTGCAATACTCCTTTTTTCACAAACATAAATAGTTCTAGTGATTACCTAATGTCTTTGGCCCGTTATCAAGAAGGTTGGCCGACTTTCTAAATAATGTTACCCAAAAGAAATTAGCCTCCTTATTTACCATTTAAGTTTGTATCTGTGTCTAATGCAAAGGATAATACAATGGCATTTACGACAGCTACGGGTTATGGCAATCTACCAAATGGTAATTTCAGCCCGGTCATTTACAGCAAACAGGTACAGCTTGCGTTCCGCAAGTCAACTGTTGTTGGTGACATCACTAACTCCGATTATATGGGGGAAATTTCTGGTCAAGGCGATACCGTTAAGATCATAAAAGAACCTGAGATTTCTGTTTCAGAATATGCACGTGGCACAAATGTCACAGCACAAGATTTAGAGGACGCCGATTTTTCATTGACTATTGACAAAGCGAATTATTTTGCTTTTAAGATGGACGATATTGAAGAAGCCCATTCCCATGTAAACTTCATGGACCTCGCATCTAATCGTGCAGCATATCGTTTAGCAGATAACCATGACCAAGAAGTTCTTGGATACATGGCTGGTTACAAGCAGTCCTCTTTGCACAGCAAAGCTGACACACTTAACACTACAGTCAATGGCTCTAAAGCTGTTTCAACTGCAGGTGCTAATGAATTGCTTTCATCCATGCAGCTTCACAAAGGTGACTTTGGGAATATTACTACTACCTCTGCTGGCACTCACTCGATTCCTGTGACTGCACGTATGCCGGGAGCTACTTCGCTTCCAACTGCAACCGTTTCTCCTGCAATGATTGTTGCTCGTATGAAGCGTTTGCTTGACCAACAGCAAGTTGACTCACAAGGTCGCTGGCTAGTGGTCGATCCAGTATTTATGGAAATCCTCGCTGATGAAGATTCACGCTTCATGAACGCAGACTTCGGTGATTCTGGTGGGTTGCGTAACGGTTTGACCGTAAGTAACTTTCATGGCTTCCGTGTATATTCTTCGTCTAACTTACCTGCTTTAGGTACTGGACCGGGAACTGCAGGAACCGCAAACCAACTGACTAATCTGGGAGTAATTATGGCTGGACACGATTCCGCTGTAGCTACTGCAGAGCAGATCAATAAGACAGAATCATATCGTGACCCTGACAGCTTTGCTGACATTGTTCGTGGTATGCACCTATACGGCAGGAAGATTCTTCGTCCAGAAGCAATCGTAACTGCTCGTTATAACGCAGCGTAGGGGGGATATAAACTATGGCTACTTTTGATATGACTTCCGTTGATACTGCTGGTGTTGGCGCAAACGTTCTTGCTGTTCCAACTAATGTTGGTAACACGGTACGCACTATTGAGGCAATCTTAGATATTGATGCTATGATTACTGCAGGTGCTACTATTGCTAATGGTGACATTTTTCAGTTGTTAGAAATTCCTGCTGAATCAGTAATTGTTGCTGCTGGTGCAGAAATTATGAAGTCCTTTACTGCAAGTTGTACTTGTAATATTGACTTCGGCGCTGGAGATGACATCGTTGACGGTGCTGCTTTGGATGCTGCTGCTGGTACTTACCTTGTAAAAGGTAGTAATGGCGAAGCTAACATCGTAAACACAGGTGCTGCATCTACTTTTGCTGCTGAAGCACTTGCTGTTGTTGGTGCTGCAGATACCATTGATGTTGTTATCGCTGGTGCTGCCGCTGCAACTGGACGCTTACGTGTCTATGCAGTAGTTGCAGATATTTCTGCCGCAATGACTGAGGCTGCTTCAGCCCAGCGTGATTTGCTGTAACACTACACTAAACTTTGGGGCTGGCTTTGTGCTGGCCCCATTGCTGCATTTTAAGGAAACATAATGGCACTTACATTTCTTACATTAGCAAACGATGTTATTACACGTATGAATGAGGTAACTCTTACTGCTTCTAACTTTACGGATGCTAGAGGTGTTCAGGTACAATGTAAAAATGCCGTTAACGAATCCATAAGACACATCAATCAAAAAGAATTTGGTTATCCATTTAACCATGCAAGTAATAACTCTGTATTAGTTCCCGGTACTTCAAGGTATACTGTTCCTGCTAGTACAAAACATATTGATTACAATACAGCTAGAATAAAAAGAGACACTGATCTTAGTACATCAGGTGGAAACCTTGCAAAACTAGATTATAACGAATACATAAATAAAGAGTTTGCCAACCAAGAAGATGAAGTAGATGCAACTACACTTAACGGTAATCTAACGGATAGCGCAACTACAATTACTGTCGCAAGTACTACGGGCTTTGCAACTACAGGAGTTCTTTTTATATTAGGTGAACAAGTAGTATACGCAGGGCTTACATCTACTACCTTTACAGGGTGTACTAGAGGTTCCAATGATACTACAGCCGCTGCACATGCATCAGGCGTACAGGTAGCTTCTTTTACTAACGGTGGAGTACCACAGTTTATAGTACGTACACTAGATAACAACTATTTACTTTACCCTTTGCCAGATAAACAATACACATTAGCGTTTGACTTCTTTACATTTCCAGCAGATTTAACTGCGCAAGGAGATATAACTACAATACCAGATAGATTTCTTCCTGTAATTGTAGACGGTGCTACGGCATTTGTATATCAGTACCGTGGTGAGATGCAACAGTACCAGTTAAACTTTGATAGGTTTGAAGATGGTATTAAAAATATGCAGAGTTTACTTATAAACAAATATGAATATGTTAGGTCAACTATGATAAGTAGACCTAGTAGATACAATGTTGGAATTACCTTTTAATGCCAGATAGTTCACAGGTACAACCTGCCGCATTTAACTGTGAAGGTGGGTTAGTATTAAATCGTTCTACTTTCTTGATGCAACCCGGCGAGGCTTTAGTTTTAGAAAACTTTGAGCCTGACGTTGAGGGTGGCTACAGGAGAATGAATGGCTTTCGTAAGTTTGTTAATCAAATAGTTCCACAAACTTCTGCTGCATCTGAGAGAGTTATTGCAGTAGCTAACTTTTCTGATAAGGTAATTGCAGCTAGGGGCGAAAGAATATACAATGCAGGGTCTAGTGAATTAGCTACTGCAATTACTGCAACTGAAACTATGTCAGGTTCTGGGGTAATTAAAATAGACTCCGTACTTGGATTTACATCTAGTGGTACAGTACAAATTGACAGTGAGGCATTTACATATACAGGTATTAATGCTGCAGTATCTCCTAACGAACTTACTGGGGTAACTAGGGCAACATCTAGTACTACAGAGGCTGCTCATTTTAGTAATGTAGTAGTATCTACTTCATGGACACAGATTGATACAGGTAGAACTAATGCAGCTAAGTACAGGTTTGAAAGATTTAATTACAATAACACAGATAAAATTGTATTTGTTGATGAGGTAAATGCGCCTGTAGTTTTTGATAGTTCTTTTAATGCAGTAGATGTTAGTAACGCTGCAGTTTCAGGTTCTAAGTTTATAGCATCCTTTAAAGACCACATG